CACGGACAACACCGGAAAAGACATCATGCCCGGTAAAACGTATACCGAAGCAGAATGCAAAGCCCTCCTGAATAAAGACCTTGCCACGGTCGCCAGACAAATTAACCCGTACATCAACGTCGATATACCGGAAACAACGCGCGGCGCTCTTTACTCGTTCGTTTACAACGTGGGCGCTGGCAATTTCAGAACATCGACGCTTCTTCGCAAAATAAACCAGGGCGATATCAAAAGCGCATGTGATCAGCTACGGCGCTGGACATACGCTGGCGGTAAGCAATGGAAAGGGCTGATGACTCGCCGCGAGATTGAGCGTGAAGTCTGTTTGTGGGGGCAACAATGAGCAGGGTAACCGTTATTATCTCCGCTCTGGTTATCTGCATTATCGCCTGCCTGTCATGGGCTGTTAATCTTTACCGTGATAACGCCATCGCCTACAAAGAGCAGCGCGATAAAGCCACATCCATCATCGCTGATATGCAGAAGCGGCAACGTGATGTAGCAGAACTTGACGCCAGATACACAAAGGAGCTTGCTGATGCTAATGCGACTATCGAAAGTCTCCGTGCTGATGTTTCTGCTGGGCGTAAGCGCCTGCAAGTCTTCGCCACCTGTGCAAAGTCAACGACCGGAGCCAGCAGCATGGGCGATGGAGAAAGCCCAGGACTTACAGCAGATGCTGAACTCAATTATTACCGTCTCCGAGGTGGAATCGACAAGATAACCGCGCAGGTTAACTACCTGCAGGAATACATCAGGACGCAGTGCTTAAAATAATTTTAATTTCACTGAAATTTAACAAGTGACTTTCAGGAAAATGCCTCGCAGATGCGGGGCATTTTTGTACCGGTATTTCACCGCGCACCGCAGCGCACAATAAACACCGAACCTGACCCTTTGGAATGGGCCTTTGAGGATACCAGTTAGTGCTGGCGAGCCTCGGTGGGCTGGTTTCCTATGCGGCAAAGGTTCATTTCAAAGAAGCAGGCAACGCCATGAATGAATTAATTGCGAATCATGACTTCGACTTTCGCCAGTTAGTTACCGCAGCAGAAGGTCAACCGGTAACTGACACCTTCCAGATTGCCAGGGCATTTGGTAAACGCCATCAGCATGTGATTAGGGCTATTAAATGTTTGAGATGTTCTGAGGAATTCTCGACAACCCATTTTTGGGCCGTCGAGAAAATCAATGACTTAGGTATTTTTGACAAGAAACAGATTTACTACCGCATGGACTTTAGTGGCTTCGTTATGCTGGTTATGGGATTTAACGGGGCAAAAGCCGATGCTGTTAAAGAAGCCTATATCAATGCGTTTAACTGGATGTCAGCAGAACTCCGTAAGTACAGCGAAAGTTATGAAGCAGAACGTAACGCCGTAATGCTGGAGTACATGAAAGAGAAGGATGTCGCCAGCATGTCAGGCCGTCTGCTCAATCGCTGGGGGAGAACGAAAAAACCTCAATTGCTTGCAAAGCTGGAACGTCTGGAGAGACAGGGACAGTTTTTATTACCGGGATTCGATAAAGGTATTCAAGCCTGACACATTATGCGCTGTATCGTCGCCGTATTCCCGCATTAACCATGACCGTAGCCCGACGGGGAATTCCTTCTGCGTGAGTGTGCGGGAATAATCAAAAACGATGCACACCGGGTTTTACTGTGCTGACAGACGCAGGGTTACCCTCATAGTCGCTTTTCCGGTGCGATGGTGGAAGAAACCGGGATGTTCATCCATCATCACTTTGGATTGATGTATATGCTCTCTTTTCTGACGTTAGTCTCCGACGGCAGGCTTCAATGACCCAGGCTGAGAAATTCCCAGACCCTTTTTGCTCAAGAGCGATGTTAATTTGTTCAATCATTTGGTTAGGAAAGCGGATGTTGCGGGTTGTTTTTCTGCGGGTTCTGTTCTTCGTTGACATGAGGTTGCCCCGTATTCAGTGTCGCTGATTTGTATTGTCTGAAGTTGTTTTTACGTTAAGTTGATGCAGATCAATTAATACGATACCTGCGTCATAATTAATTATTTGACGTGGTTTGATGGCGTAGATGCACGTTGTGACATGTAGATGATAATTATTATCATTTTGCGGGTCCTTTCCGGCGATCCGACAGGTTACGGGGCGGCGACCTCGCGGGTTTTCGCTATTTATGAAAATTTTCCGGGATCCATGTCCGGTTTCTCTGCAAGTTAACTATATGAAAAATATAAAAACAGGCTGTCCGTGAACCGGACATGTGCAAAAAACGGACATGTAAACCGGACATGACCGGTTTTGTTGTGATTGTGAGGTGAGAGTTTTTGCGAGGTGAGGAGTGGCTACGCAGACTGAAGTTGCCAGGCATTTAAGTCTGACCGATCGCCAGCTTCGCAGATTGCAGAAATTGCCGGGTGCCCCGATATCGAATAAGCGAGGGCAACTGGATCTGGATGCCTGGCGCGATTTTTACATATCGTATCTGAGGAGAAGTAAAAACGATGTGCCTGATGGCGATAGCGAAGACGACTAAAGCGCGCAAAATCATTTGATACCGTTTTGAATTTTTTTTGATACCACCCAAAACGGCACAACGAAAAATTATTTGATACTAATCGGGAGTGCTTTTAGGGTATGGTTGAACCCTGAATAGCTTAGTATTTAGCCGCTTCCTTGCTCGCTTGTTCAGGAACCTGATGTAGCGATACTGATTAAATTTGTGCACCACGGCACGCTCTTTATTAGCCCGTAAATACACGCCTCGTTGTCCACCTCGCTTAATCGCGTTCATCGTTATCTCGTGATACCACTCACCATCCAGCTCGTAGAACGTGCTTTCATGGCTGCCAATAAAATCAAAATTCGACGCCTGATACACAACGCCTGCGCGTCCGCAGCGTTCGTCAGCAAAGGACTGAACCCACTCCACTGACGGATACAGTAACCTTATGGTTTTCAGTGCATAACTGATGGCCCGAGATTCAGAGTTGCGGGGCATGTTGTCGTGTAGCCACATGCGGTTCAACTCCATATAGCCCCGGTTATCCGTTTCAAGCACGACACGACGACCTGAGTTGGGGTTAAGGGCATATCCCCACTGGAGAACGCCAACCAGATCGCGTCCGCTGAATACTCCCAGGTGGAGGTAAGAGTTATTCACAAAACGGCGGGAATAGTGCTTTGTCTGAATAATTGTGCGGGCCAGCCAGCAGGATATGGTTTCAACGCGCAGCTCCTTTGAACCATAGCCAACAATCTGGCCTTCATACTCAATAACGCACGGTTTCGTCAGAATGCGTGATTTTTTCTCTTTTCCCACAATGTTTCTCCGTGGGATGCTCGCAGGCATTCAGCATTATGATGTGACGTTTGCAACGCGGACACCTGATTTCAATGTGATCAAAGGAATCCGCCTTAAATAACAGTTTGTTGCAGTTTTTACAGCGAATTGATTTCATCTCACCTCCTTTGCATCAATTCGCCACTATCTTAAAAAACATCATGGGTTGAGTGTGGTTATTGAGACATAATCGATCTGTATTACCGATCGATTTGATTGATTCGATCGTCGTTTTCTATATGCGTTCGTTTCGCGGGGTGTTTTTTATACAGAGTTGACAGGGCCACATCGTAGATCAATGCAACCTGCTTGCGGGGGATTCCTTGTGCTAATAAACGCCCGGCCTGCTCCCATTCCGCTTTGGTTAGTTTAGGTGGTCGCCCACCAATACGGCCTTTATTTCTGGCGGCAGCAAGTCCAGCCATCGTTCGCTCGATGATTAGTTCTCGTTCCATCTCAGCCAGGGCACCCATAACGTGGAAGAAAAAACGCCCCATTGGAGATGACGTATCAATACTGTCAGTAAGACTGCGAAAATTAATCCCTCGCTCTCGTAATTCCCCTACGAGAGAAATCAAATGTTTCATGCTTCGCCCGAGGCGATCCAGTTTCCAGACAACAAGTGTGTCACCTTTTTGAAGGCGCTTTAAAGCGCGTTTTAATCCAGGTCTGTCTGTCCTTGTTCCGCTTAATTTATCTTCAAATATTTGTTCACATCCTGCACAAACAAGAGCGTTTCGTTGCAGGTCTGTATTCTGGTCATTTGTTGATACCCTTACATAGCCAATCAGCACTCTGGATCTCCCGTTTAAAAGCGCAAATCATGCCATGCAGGCCGGAAACAGCCATTATCTAAAACCTCGGTTTACAGGAAACGGTAAATCAGGCTTCTGGCGCATTACAGAAAAACCAGAACGGCGCAGATATTCCAAACAAAGATAAATTTACGCAAACAATAGGTGCTTGCCGCTCTTTTCATGGTGCTATTAGCACAGGTGCAGGAAACTGGACGACGGCACAATTGATTGAATGGCTGGATTCTCAAGGGGCATTCAATCACCCATACTGGATATGCAAATGTTCATGGTCATACGGCATAATAAAATTATTACCGATACTGGCTGTGGAACTATTCATCTTGCAGGTTGCGTTATTGAGGTTATGGGTAATAAAGGTGCCATGACCATCCGTGTAACCACCCCGAGCATGTCCAGCGGTGGCGGAATTACTAACGCTCAATTCACTTATATTAATCATGGTGATGCTTATGCTCCTGGCTGGCGAAGAGACTACAACACGAAAAACCAGCAGCCTGCATTTGCTTTAGGGCAGACAGGAAGCACTGTTGGAAATGACAAAGCTGTTGGATGGAACTCAAATAGCGGCGTTTATAATGCGACTATTAGTGGAGCGTCAACATTGATTCTTCACTTTAATATGAATGCGGGGAGTTGCCCGGCGGTTCAGTTCCGTGTGAATTATAAGAACGGCGGTATTTATTATCGTTCAGCGCGAGATGGTTATGG